TTTATCAGAAGACCCAAATAAACCTCCAAAGAATTTTTTAGTTCCTGCAACTAAATCGTCACCTATTTTTTTCTTTGGCTTTATTGCTTTAACAGTTATTGGCATTTTATTTCCCTTCATTTGTTTCTTCATTGTTGTTCTAGATATAGTCATTATTTAATTAAAGATAACAACTCTGTTATAGTCCCTGTGTTAGAAACGGCTATCATAGTTAAAGCTCCAATCATCATCCATTTAGCTTGGAATACTGATCTCTTAATATCTGTCATGTCTGCTCTTAATTCATCAACATGCTTTACTAAGTAATCTTGTTTTGATTTCCATTCAGCAAATTCAATTTGCAATGACTGAACATTTTTTTCCATTAACACTTCCACCTTTTCCTAGCTTGTCTTAACCTGCTATTAGGATCTTTTGCAGCTTTAGGGAATTGTTTCATTTGCCCTGCAGACCTTGCGCAATAAGATTTTCTACGTTTAGCAGATTTGCTACCAGCCTTAACTGTACCAGTAACAGCAGTTTTTAATTTAGAGCCGGGGTTGTCTTTACGATATTTAGCCACACCTTTAGCTGTCATTCCTGCCCCAGACTTTGTAGGGCGCTTTTGACCACCACCTATGGTGTGACCTTTCATTGTGCCTTTTTTCTTTTCAGGCATATTAACTCCTATGCAAAGAAATATGTCATCATGTCTACTGTTGTATTATTGTAAGCAACATACATTCCGTTTTCAAATAACACACCTTCATCTGGTATAGTGTTATCTACAGTAGTATTATCTGTGCCAAGAGTTCTCGCTTTAAAAATAGTAGAACCTGAATCATTTGGTGATCCATTAATAAAAGATACAACACCAGCTGTACCACCAGAAACAATAGAATAACCTTTAAGACGAGTTCTACCAAAGAAAACTTTATCTAAGGCTTCTGCGCTTGTTCCTGCTGTAACTGTTCCTGCCGGATCTCCTACTGCTGATATACCTGAAACTGTTTGAAAGTATTTAGTGCTTGTTGCTGTACCAGCATTGGCTCCAAGAAAAGTTTCTACTAAAGCATTACCTTCAATATCTGTTCCTGTAACTGTGAATGATATCTCATCATCATCGCCACCAGATACAACAACTATTTTTCTAGCTGAACCCGGTGAAGAATAAGCATTACCAACATGCAATGCACCACCTATTACTAATGCTGCGTTATTTGCAACTTGCGCTGATGCGGAAATCCCGTCTGGATCTGCAGCAACTTCATCGCTAATAAAAGCAACTTTAATATCTGACTTACCTGCCATATTTATCTCCTTGTAAAGATGGGGGCTTTGCCCCCATAATTAAGCTGCGTAACCCATTAACTGAATGAATAACTTACCTGCTGTGTAATCTGCATCTGTTGCAGCGCCAGTTGTTAAATATAAAAACTCATCTGCTGCTGGAACACCAGTAAAATAAACTTTACTTCCTAATGTTGCATCTCCAGCGTTAACTAAAAGAGTCTCTGCAAGACCAGATATCGCTCCATCCTCAACACCAGTTCCTTCTGTTGCTGAATGGATATTAATGTCTGGATCTCCACCTGCTGGAGCTTCAAAGCATTCCATACTACCTGTTAAGATTGTACCGTTTTGTGCAGCAGTTAGCTGACCAATGTGACAAACTAAAGCAGTTCCATTAACACCAATGATGTCTGCGCCACCAGTTGATCTTAACCCAGTTAAGTCAATTAAAATATTTGTTGTGATTATTCCGCCAACTCTTTGAACAGATGATCTGTATATAGTTCCTGAACCTGTTGTGATACCAGTTCCAGCTTCTACTGAAAGCGTGTTAGCATCTAATGAGGCAAACCCACTTGAGTTTATGCTTGATAATGTTGATATGACACCTGTTGTGCCGTCTTTGCTTATGGTTGTGAAACCACCTTCAGAACGGATCGCTCCGTTAAAAGTTGTATTAGCCATGTAAATCTCCTTGTCGTGGCAAATGTCAGTCGCATTATGCAACTGTCAAGGTATAAAAAGAAAGAGGGCGAATAAACGCCCCCTTTTATTAAGTTACTAGGATGAGCCGGGTGAACCGTACATTCCTAATGGATCAGACACACCGAATGAATATCTCTCACGGGCTTTGTATCTTACATTACCTGTGTTGAAATCTCCATCCATTGCTGTTGACATAGGTGTTCTTACGAACATCTTCATGCCATTAGGAACATCTGTAGTCAAAAAGAAAGCATTTGTATCTGTTAAATAGTGATTAACAGAATAGCCTTCTGGGATTGACCCATTTGATCTTAATGCATTTAAGTCATTGTCTGCACTGCCAACTCTTAATTCTGATTGTAGAATACGAGTTGCAACAAACATTAATGCAGGTGGAATGATTAACTTACGAGGTCTAGCTGCGATTAGTAGGCCACGCTCATCTTTGAAAGCAGCAATATCAATTACAGCTTGCTCTAATGATGTTTCATTCAAATCAGCACCAGTTGTTGGTCTGTTTGCGTTAGTTCCACCAGAAACAGTTGGGTGATCTGTATCAAACAAATACTCCCCATCTCCACTTGTGAAAGAATCGAAACCAGTGTTCAACAAAGAAGCCGCCTTTGTCTGCTTAGTATAAGCCATAGCTCTTGCTAATGCTTTTGTATATCTTGCTGAAAGCGAGTCATACAAATTATCTTCCATTGCTTCTTCAGTAATAGAAAATCCCATTGCAATAGTTTCATGGTTATATCTAGCAGTAAAAGACTCTTGAGCTGTATCATAAGATATAGCTGATCCCTCTTGCTTGATTGGTGCTGCACCAAATCCTGACAACTTTACTTCTTCTTCAAAGCTACGCTCTGAGTTTTCTACGTCATAGATTTCTGCATGTTCGTCTTCGTATTTTTGGTATTCTAAACCAAATAAAGCGTTTAAGCCCGGTAACAACTCTTTAAGGAGTTGTGCTCTTGAAATAGCCATTGTTCAATCTCCCTATTAAGCTGCTGATGGTGCGGCGCCAGAAACGACACCAATACCAAGTTGATGACCAGTATTCCATTTACATAACATAATTGGATAAGCTGTGCCATATTCATCACCGTCATAACCGCCCTTCCAATCAACAATTCTGATTGGTAATGCTGCTGTAGTCGCTGCTGTACTTATGTCTAAAGAAACTCTTGAAATACCTAAAGTGGCATTTGAAGTTCCTTGAACAACTGCACAGTTAGCTGCTAAATCATCGTTATTAACGGCACCGTCTGCTTGAATTTCAAACAATAGATTTGGATCATCATTTACATAAACCATACCATTTGTATGAGCTGCTCCTGACCAAACTTGAGAAAACTGTGTTTGCCCTGTACTTAGGTCAGTATATCTAACGCCCATAAAAATACCTATTGGCGTTAACGATGTTGTTCCAGTATCCTTTTGGATAGTGGTTGTTGCTCCAGCGTCTGTCAATTTGACAGCGTCACCGAAACATATCCTTGTTGATTCAGAACTCAGTATTGGGTATTGACGAAACGAATCATTGAACGTTCCAGAAAGGTTCCCTACTGGTCTTAAACCGAAAGGAGCTGCTATTGTAGACATGTATGTCTCCTTTTAATTAAAGTTTATATTTAAATTACTAACTTGTGCGTGTGCTTTTCTCTGGTCTGAGTACTGGCATACGGGGGTCTGATTCCCTTAGATAATTATTATCAACTGCTGACATCTGATTAGATGTTAACTGTTGATGATGTTCTCTACGAGCATCTATGTTTTCTGTGGAGTTTTTGCAAAGAAGCAATCCCCCAACCTCTACATTACCTTGAAATTTAGAATCAATATCAGGCATAATTTTAAGCTCTGGGTGGTCTTCCAGTTTAACGGGTTCCCATCCTTCACGAAACTTTGAAGATACATTCGTCATATCAGATTGACCTAATGATGATGTGCGAATCCAACGGAAAACAAATCCTTCCTGTGGATCGGGGTCAGGCAAAGCATTGGCTGGTTTCCAAGTTGCTTTACGTTCTGTATTGTCTCTTGTATTAACTTCTCTTGAATCTCTATTAGCCATTTAATGAATCCTTCAATAATTGCGCTGCATATTGTTCAGGTGTAACGCCCAGACGTTTAGCGAGTCCTATCTGGGTGGAGGTTAGCTGCACTTTGCGTGGTTTTTTTGCACTTCTATTTACTGGGGCAACCACGTTACCAGCTTGGCGTTGAGGTGCTTCTACCTCGTATGTCTCATCGCCCTGCTTGTTATTAAAATGATCTGGGAAAGCTTTTCCCATAGCATCATTAATTCTTCTATAATAATCTTCTGTATCTAGTTTAGGGTTTAAACCTGCCTTAACTAATTTTTGGTGAACGCCCATTGCGAACCCTGTCATATCTTCAAAGCCATCTTTCTGGAACCAGCTTTCATTTGACTGAAGCCAATCTTTATCTTTCCCAGTAGGCTCTTGAACTTTTGGTCGAGCAGGAGTCGTCTGGTGTGTCTGGGGAGGAACCTCTGACTCAACTGCTCTAACAGGAGGTTTATAAGTTTCCACCCTGTATTTTTCATTCTGTAAGCCACTTAATTTTTCTTGAGCTTCCATAAGCTTATCTGGATCTCCAGATTCATAAGCTTCTTTATATTCTTGCTTGGCTCTTGATAACTGAGCTTCAACCCTACCTTTTGCCTGCTCTACTAATATTCCCTCACCGTCATCAAGGGTTTTTCTTAGATTTTTATTTTCTTCCATGAGCTTAGAAGCCGCATTAATTGCTTCTTCTCTTGTTCTGGATGCCTCTTCTTTTTGGCGTCTCTCTTCATGGTATTCGTATTTTAACTGTTTAATTCTTTTTTGAACGTCACCAGAATATTTAGATATCTCATCATCATCTGGAATCTGAGGCTCTAAGTTTTCTGCTCTTTTAGGTTTGTTTCTATCTTTCTCAGGAGTGTCATCGATAATTTCTATCTCGACTTCCTCGTTAGACATATCTATTTCTTGTTCAATATTTTCTGCTGTATTATCCATTATGCCCTCGTATATCCTCTAGGATCATCAACTACAGCTTCAACTGTATCATCGTTAATTAACCTAAATTCTTCACCTTTGATTTTAAATCTTGTTCCAGAATATGATCTGAATATAACAAAATCGCCTTCCTTGCAGTATGCACCATCTGGAAACTTATCTTTGTCGTTGTAAGCTGTTGTTCCCATACCAATAACTAAACCTATAATGGATGCAACTTCTTCCATTCCTTTTAGCTTATCTGGTATAATGATTCCTCCGTCAGTTTTTTCTTCTAACTTTGGTATTGCAATTAAGAGCTTGTAACCTTTTGGCTCTGGTAGTTTACGAGTAACTTCTTCGCTTAGTTCTGATTTTTCTGCAGAGTACATCTCTGTTCCTTTTTGCAGTGATTAAGGTTCACAGTTACCTTGCGGGCTTGATGCCCGAAGTATCGTTATTTTAAATATACACAACTATTGACAAATTGTGAAGGGTTAATCTTCAATAAATCTTTTTTCATATTCTTGCAACAGTTCAGTAGCGATTGACAATCCTTCAATTTTACCGACAAGTCTTTGGTATTCCTCGAAATTGGATAGTCTGCCGGATGCCATATGGTAAGTGACAACATCTGATTCCTCCTTAATTTTTTTTAATATTGGCGTATAAACTGTTTCATTACTCGCCATTAGATAACTCTTTTGTTATATCTAACGCCATTCTTGTTCCTGTTTCAACAGCTTCATCTCTAAGCTTTTGAGATTTAATTTCAACATCAGCATTATTTTTTGCAATACTAACGCCAAGTCTTGCGCCTTCTCTTTTGTTTTCAGATTCAAGTCTTTCTGTTTGAAGCTTTTCATTCATCATTGATTTTTGAGCTTCTAATTCAAGTCTAGCCATATCCATTTGTTTTTTATGTTCTAGCTCTTGTTCTTTTATGGCAAGCTCTCTTTGTTGAATTTGAGTAAGAGGATCTTGCTGTTGTTTTTGAGCCTGTTCTTGTTGAGCCTGAGCCATGTTGCCTTTTAATAATTTTTCAGCTGCCTCTGCAGTAAGCCTTGATAACTCTTCCTCTACATCTTCTGGAAGAGGTTTATCTTCATCAGGCATAGAAACGCCTAGATTTTTTTCTATTTCTTTTCTGTACTGATGAGCTACATGTTCTGTTATGTGAGCTGATAAAGCTGCTTGTATTGCTCCAGCAAAAGGAGACTGCCCAACCATTTCTTTTATCTTTGGATCTTGAGCCGCAGCCATATGAACTCTTATATGAGATTCATGATCTTGATACTTAAATGCTTTTACAGGCTCTTGTTTTAAAATAGACATATTTTCTGTAACTGGATCTGCAGGCTTAATATCATCAGCTAATTTAATAATAGTACTTGCGTCTTGTATTCCAAGAACCTCTAGCATTTGTCTATGCAATTTACCCATATCATATAGCTGTGGTGCTTGTTGCGCTAACTGAAGAGCTGCTTGATATTGCATAACTCTTTGCGCCATTGTAGCCGCATTAGGATCAGAAACAGGTATTACGTCAATCCTGTCATCAAAATCTTTTGACCTAGAAAAGTCGCCTTCTGTTTCATAGGCATAATCATCATCCATATAATCACGGATAACTCTAGCTAATAATCTAAGTTCATTTTTAAGAGCAGCATGAAGTCTAGCTTGCACACCAGACATAACTTTCATTGATCTTTCCATTAAAGCCAATGTTGTTCCTACTGGAGCATTACTGTTCATGTCTCCTATTTGTATATCAGCAACTGACCCAATTCTTCTTCCTTCGTCAACTATGTTTCCAAGTAGTTGGTACAAAACTGATGACGGTTCTTTGTAAGGAATGAAAGTAATAGCGTCACGAATTGCACCACCCGGTACGTCAACGTCACGGAATTCACCCGGCATGAGAGGCGAATCATCACCTTTGATACGAAGACCCCTAGCTTTAAGGCCAGCTGGCAAATTCGACAACGTACCTGCATCGATGAGCTGTC